GCCGAACTGACCATTGAACTTATAACTGGCGGCAAGATACGCTTGTTTGGGGCTGACAACGCGGACGCTATGCGTGGGCTAGGCTTTGACGGCGTGTTTATGGATGAGTATGGTGACTTTAGACCATCAGTCTGGGGTAACGTCATTCGACCTACATTGTCAGACAAACAGGGTTGGGCGGTGTTTGCAGGTACGCCAAAAGGTAAAAACCAGTTTTGGCAGATATTTGAAACAGCTAAGAAAATGCCTGATGAGTGGTTTCACTTGGTGCTGAAAGCGTCCGAGTCTGGGATATTGCCTGATGCCGAGTTGCGCGCAGCTGCCGCACAGATCAGCGATGACCAGTTCCTACAAGAGTACGAGTGTTCGTTTGAGGCGGCAATCCTTGGCGCTTTCTATGGCGAGGACTTACGCAAGATCACAGACGCGGGGCAGGTGTGCCGTGTGGATTATGACCCTTACTTGCCCACGCACACGGCGTGGGACTTAGGTTACCGCGATGATACGGCTATTTGGTGGTATCAAGTTGTACGTAGCGAAATCCATATCATTGATTATTTCGCAATAAGTGGTGCAAATGTTGCAGAAATCGCTAAAATAGTCGTAGAAAAGCCGTATAAATACGGAAAACATTACCTTCCGCATGATGCTAGGGCAAAAACACTAGCGGCAGCGGGTAAGTCGGTAATCGAGCAATTAAGTGAGTTTTTAGGCATTAACAACATGGCTATCGTGCCTGATTTGTCGGTGCAAGATGGTATTCAGGCAGTGCGTCAATGCTTGCCCGCGTGTTGGTTTGATGCAGAGCGCACACACGATGGGCTTGAGGCTTTACGGCAATATCAACGGGAATACGACGAGGATAAGAAGGCATTTAGGCAAACACCAAGGCATGATTGGACAAGTCACCCAGCTGACGCATTTAGGATGATGGCAATCGCTTGGAGGCTCGAGCCAAAGGTTAAAGCGCCAGATGTAATCAAGCCTTTGATGGTTGGCCCCGAGAACACGGTAACACTTGAAGATATGTGGGCAACCCACAAACCAACTAGGAGTAGCAGATTATGAGTGGTGTACAAAATCCATACCGACTTACATACAAAACCGTTGCAGCAAGCGCTACAGAGCAAGTCTTAGGCACTGCCAAAGGCGATTTTCTACAACGTATCATTGCCACCGTCACATCAGCCTCGACTGCTACGGTAACCTTGATCGACGGGGCAACATCGATACAAATCGTACCTTCGCCAGTTGCAAGCACTGGGGTAATCGTCATTGAGTTAGGTATTGCGTCGGTATCGACTGGTTGGAAAGTTACAACGGGCGCAGGCGTATCAGTTCTTGCAGTCGGGATTTTTAGCGCATAAGAGGTTCTGACATGGAAGCTCTAACCGGCGTTCAAAAGTGGCTGAATACGATCAGCGGCTACGACAACGAGTTTAAGAAGTGGGAAGCGCGCGCGCAAAAAATTGTTAAACGCTACCGCGACGATAATCGCAACCAAAACACCAATGAAACGGCAAAGTTCAACATTCTTTGGTCAAACGTCCAGACGCTAATCCCTGCCGTTTATGCCAGGCTGCCTAAAGCTGACGTTGCGCGCCGCTTTGGCGATAACGATCCCGTTGCGCGCGTTGCGTCGCAGCTAATCGAGCGTGCGCTAGATTTTGAAGTCGAGCATTACACCGATTTCAGATCGACCATGAAGCACGCGGTTGAAGATCGCTTTCTTGGTGGTCGCGGCGTGGCATGGGTTCGTTACGAGCCACACGTTAAGATGCAAGATATGCCCGAGGACGGCTTACAAGTCACCGAGGACGTTGACGAGGCAGAAAGCAAAGAAACCATGACGCTAGATGGCGCTATGGGCGAAGAAGTTGAGACGCAAGAAGAGATTGAGTACGAGTGCGCGCCAACGGACTATGTGCATTGGAAGGACTTTGGGCATAGCGTTGCACGCACTTGGGAAGAAGTCACAAGCGTCTGGCGCTGGGTCTACATGACCAAAGAAAGCCTAATCGAGCGTTTTGGCGAAGAAATGGCCAAGAAAATACCGCTTGATGCAGGGCCGGAAACAAATAAGCAGTATTCCACGCAAAACAAAGAGTTCACGCGCGCTAAGATTTGCGAGCTTTGGGACAAGGAAAGCGGCAAAGTCTACTGGATTAGCAAAAGCTGCCCAAATATCCTAGACGAGCGCGATGACCCGCTTGAGTTAGAAAACTTCTTTCCGTGCGCCAAGCCTTTGTATGCCACGATGACGAGCGACACGCTTGTGCCTGTGCCAGACTTTGTGCTGTACCAAGATCAGGCTACCGAGTTAGACATTTTGACCGACCGTATTGACGGGCTGGTGAAAGCTCTGCGCGTGCGTGGGGTGTATGACGCATCACAGCCCGCTTTGCAGCGTCTTTTGACCGAGGGCGATAACAATACGCTTATCCCCGTTGATAAGTGGATGGCGTTTAGTGAAAAAGGTGGTTTGAAAGGGTCGATCGATTTGTTGCCGCTTGATACGTTATCGGCAGCGCTATTGCAATGCTACCGCGCGCGCGATGAGATTAAAGCCCAAATCTATGAAATCACCGGTATTAGTGACATTGTTCGGGGACAAACTCAAGCTAGTGAAACTGCCACAGCCCAACAAATCAAAGGCCAGTATGCCGGTCTGCGTTTGCGCTCGATGCAGGAGGATGTTGCCCTGTTTGCAAGCGAGTTATTTCAGTTAAAAGCACAGGTCATTTGCACCAAATTTCAAGCGTCTACCATCCTCCAGTACGCAGCGGCTCAAGCCATGCAACCGGCAGACCAAGCGCTAATTCCGCAAGCATTGCAATTGCTGCAAGATAAGCCTTTACGCAATTTCCGTATTCAGGTGGATTCAGATAGCCTGGTGCAGATCGACGAGAATCAAAACAAACGTGAACGAGTTGAGTTTTTACAAGCGATGGGTGGGTTCTTGACGCAAGCGCTGCCAATGGGGCAACAAGCGCCAGAGTTAGTGCCCATGCTGATCGAGTTGGTTAAGTTTGGCGTAGGCGCTTACAAGAAAGCCGAACCCATCGAAGGCACAATAGATCAAGCGATGGAGCAATTAAAACTTAAGCAAGAGAAAGCGGCACAAACCCCGCCCCCGCCAAACCCTGAAATGATTAAGATGCAAGCCGAGCAGCAAATGGAACAGCAGCGGATGCAAGCGGATATGCAAATTGAGCAAACCAAAGCCGAATCACATTCGGCAGTTGAAGCGCAAAAATTACAGTTTGAAAAGTGGAAAACCGAGTACGAAGCGCAAAATCGCATTAACTTGGCGCGCATTGCGGCAAACCCAGGCTATGACGTGCCATTACTTGAGCAACAAGAATCTGCAAACCAACAGATGATTGTGTCGGTTGCTGAAAGCATGAAAGAGGCAATTAGCCAGATGGCGCAGTTGCACCAATCAATGATGGCGTTGCAGGCACAAACCATGCAGCAGATTGAGGGCGTTAAAAACATCGTTGGCGCACCCAAGCGGGTTATTCGCGGTGCAGATGGCAAAGTCGCAGGCGTTGAGGTTGTGCAATGACGCTCTACTATTCCAACGCAACAAGACACGCTCAAAATGAGGGGCTGATTGCGTTTGCGGCAACGGGCTGTAAATTTAACCTGTACAACGGCGCGCAGCCAGCCAATGCAAACACAGCGATAACCAGTCAGGTTTTATTGGCAAGCCTAACTATCCCTGGCGTGTTTGGCTCGGATGTAAACGGCACGCTTACGCTTGGCGCGGTCACGAGCGCCACTGCGTCCAATGCAGGGACAGCTAGTTGGTTTCGTATTTTTAAATCCGATGGCACAACGGTCGTTTTAGATGGGTCTGTAGGCACGTCCGGCGCTGATTTGAATTTGAATAGCGTGGCAATTGCAGCCTTGCAAGCCGTGGCGATTACGTCAGGCACAATTATTAGGAACAATCAATAATGGCTGTCATTGTCAAACACACAAAAGTAAGCGCGGTTGCTGACGGTGCGGATACTTCGGTTGTTCGCCCCTCGGATTGGAACGCAGACCACACGCTGACAGGGCTTGGCACGGCGGCCTCGCTTGATGCGGGTGTTGCAAACGGTGTTGCTACTCTTGACTCTGGTGGCCAAGTGCCAATTAGCCAGATCCCACCAATGGGTGATTTGAACTATCAAGGCACTTGGAACGCATCAACAAATACACCTGCACTTGCATCAAGCGTTGGAACTAAAGGTTATTACTATGTTGTTAGCGTGGCTGGTTCGACAAACCTTAACGGCATCACAGACTGGAAAGTCGCTGATTGGGCTGTCTTTAATGGATCAGTTTGGCAGAAAATTGATAACACAGACGCAGTTACAAGTGTCAACGGTTACACAGGCACAGTAGTTCTTAACGCTGCTGACGTAGGCGCTGTACCGTACACAGGCGCAACAGCAGCAGTAGATTTAAACGCTAAAACATTAACTAATGTTTTTCGCTTGGGCATAAATTCGACTGCTGTACCAGACATTCTGTTGCGTGCTTATGGCGATAACAACTCGTCGAGTCGCATTAGTATTCGTGGCTACTCAGCAGATGCTAACAGCTCGTCGATGCGTGTCGCTAAGTTTCGTGGCACATTTGCTGCGCCGCAAGCACCACAAAACGGTGACAGCTTAGGCAAGTTTGAGCTAGCAGGCTACGGCACAACGTCATCAAGTGGTTATCCCCAGGCTTCTATTGAAGGTTTGGCTACTGAAAACTGGGGTGCAACAGCTCGTGGTGCAAAAGCTGTTGTCAAAGTCACGCCAAACACGACAATTAACCAAGTTACCGCATTAACCATTAATCAAGACTCAACCGCTGTTTTTGCAAACACTGTCACTGCAAACGGAGTGTTGTTAACAGGCAACACAGGCACAGTC